TCTCGCGGTACCGCTCGTTGACCCACTGGGCGGCCAGGGCCAGCGCGGCGTCGGACGCGGTGTCCGAGAGTGCCTGACGGGCGATGTCGCTGACGATCGCCATCAGCTCACTCTAGCGCGACCTACACGGTACGCGCGGAACGGAAGCGGGCGCCGGGATCGAACACGCGGCCGGGGCGCGGCTTGGGCGCTTCCCCGGCCACCGGGATGAGCCGCTGCACGTGCTTGCGGCGCGCATCGGGGATGTCGGCCAGTTTCAGCTTGCCGGCCTTCACGGCGCGCGCGGTGTCGAGCAGGTTCATCAGTCGAGCCCGGAGCCGTCCACCACGCCGACCGTCGAGAAGTTGCCGGCGAAGGTGAACCCGGTGCCGACCATCTTGATCTTCGTGGTCGTGATGGTGTCGGAGGCGAAGACGTTGCCGTTGATCGCGCCGGTCTGGTCTCCCGCCGCGCCGCCGTTCGTGGTCGTGAGGTCGATGTACGTGGTCTTGTTCTTGTCCTCGAACGTGTTGTGCAGGATGTCGGTCGTCTGCACGCTGTAGACGCCGCCGCCCGTGTCGGCGGTCGCCAGATCCAGCGTGTTGGCGTAGAAGCGGTTGCCCTCGATCAGGTTGTCGGTCGACCCCACGCCCACGGCCGGGGCGGCGCCCGTGTCGAAGATGATCCCGTTGGCGTTGCCCCGGAAGACGTTGCGCCGGATGAACCCCTCGCTGGCCGTGTAGCTGTCGTCGGTGTCGCTCGGCAACAGCCGCAGGCCCGCCTTGGCGGCGGTGCCGTCGCCGTCGAACACGCAGTCCTCGTAGGTGAACCCGTTGCCGCGCTGGACGCAGCAGTCGGCCCCCGTGGCGGCCAGCCGCAGCCGGCGCCCCACGAAGCCCTGCGCGGAGGTCACCGCGAGCGGCAGCCCAGAATCGGGGACGAGATCGGGCCAGCCGTAGCGGCCCTCGAGCGCGCCGCAGATCGTCAGGTAGTCCGTGGTCACGACGACGTTCTCCGTGTAGGAGCCCGGGAACACGAAGATCGTATCTCCGGCCGACGCCGCGTTCACGGCCGCCTGGATCGTCGCGAAGGCCGAGTCCGGGGCCCCGCCGTGCTGCGCGCCGCCGCCCGAGGTGCCGTTGACGGCATCGACGAACCACGCCTGGCCCTGGGCCGTCTGTGGAATCGACGCGCCGATGACCGGAACGCCGAAGGAGGTCACGCCATGCGGAAAGTTGGTCAGTCCCATGTCACGCTCCTTGTAGGGACAGCCTCGGGGCTGCCCGGTGGAATCTCACCACCGCTTACCCGAAGTTGGTCAGCCCGAACTTCCATCCACCCCCGCCCAGTCGCCGAACTTGGAATTGGGCAGGTGGCGCTGCCAGACCGTGAAGATCGCGTTCTTGGTCCACGGGTCGTCGAACGAGTCGAAGATCGGCTCGTCGCGCACGAGGAAGTTGACGTCGTGCACACCCTGCGCGGCCGTGAGGAACCACGCGGTCTGCGAGGTCAGGTAGTGCCCGACCATCCACGAGAATTCCTCTTCCAGCAGCGAGTTGATCTCGTTGTCGGCCGTGTACGGCTTGCCCGAGGACCCCAGGATCTCGCGGGCCACAAACTGGTTGAACGGGTGGATCAGGGCCATCACGGGGGTCATGAGCCGCGGCAGCCCGCGCGCGTCGACCATCGACTGGAAGCGCTGGATGGACGACTGGATGCCGGTGACCGAGAACCCGATGTCGGGCGATGGGCGGTTGGCCTGCACGATCGACGGGTCGGCGAACGAGACGTGCGCCGTGGAACACAGCGACTCCCCGGACACGAAGCCCGGGAACGCGGTGTTGAACGCGTTGTTGAACGCCGCCCACGCGGAGACTTCCAGCCGGTTGCGGCTGGCCCGCGCGAGACCCCGGATGATCTCCCGCATGTAGCCGTACAGGTCGTCCCGCCACATGGGGTAGGTGATCTCCACGGCCAGGCCGTACGGGTTAGCCGTGTAGGTGTTCGTCGGGCCCTGCTTGGCCGTGTCGAGGTCGAAGCGGTCGCCTTCCGGCATCGACGGCATGGTCCCGAGGCCGGAGTAGATCCGGTCGGTCAGGGGGTTCCACTCCATGCCCTCGACGTTGAGCATCATCTTGTACTCGATCGGGCGTTCCTTGCCGGTCGCCACGTAGACCTTGCGGAGGTCGGGGGCCAGCAGGCCGGAGAACTGTCCAGTCGTCAGAGGTGGCATTCAGCCCTCCTAGATGTTCGCGCTGCCGGCGTTGGCCGTGCCACGTGCCGGGGTCGTCACGATGAACAGCACGACCGCATCGACGGTCCCGATGTCGGTGGCGAAGCCGTTGAGCGAGTTGATGACCAGCCCGCCGCCCGTGTCGCTGACGGCGTTGGCGTCGAGATACCAGTGCCCCGACACCGAGTCCTTGGTGATCGGGTAGGTCTGCCACTGGCTGGCCTGAGCCAGCGTGTGCGTGCCGGCGGTCGCATCCGACAGCGTGGCCTTGTAGACCGCGTGCTCGCCGACCAGATCGAAGGGCACGTCGTTGCCCGTGGTCCCGGTGGCCGCCTGGAGCGAGAGCCCGAGGGTGCGCTTGGTCACCGCGCTGCCGTCGATGGGCGACGCGGACTCCGTGATCCGCCCCGCGTCGTCGTCGATCAGGAAGGCCCCCTGCAAGTAGGTTTGGCTCGCCTTCTCGACCCCATGCACGAGGTTCGTGCTGGTGCGGCCGAGCGACTTGACTTCCTGACACACGATCGGGGTGTTGGTCAGCGGCATGCGCTCCTCCTATCGTCCCGGTGACGGTCGACCGGGGACGTGACCGCCCCGGATCTGCTTGTCGAGTTCCTGCAAGGCGAGCTTCTGCGCCGCCGCATGGGCCGCCCGCGACTCCTGAGCCGCACTCCAGCGACCGTGCTCCTTGCCGCCGATCTCTTCGTCCTTCAGCACGCGGACCCCACGGCGGCCGGCGATGTCCATGAGCTCGGAGTCGATCGCGCCTTCCTGACGCCGCGCGAGGTGGTACTCGGCCCGGCGCAGTTGGATGTACCGGTCGTAGCGAATCCGCATCAGGATGGTGTCGCCGACGATGATCGACCCGTCGGGGTGGCGACAGTGCTCCAGCCCCTTGGCGTCGGGGTCCCCGAACAGCACGCGCTCCCAGCCCTGTGTCTGCGCGGCCAGGAAGTGGAAGTTGCCGAACCGGTTGTTCGGGTCGCGCTGCTCCCACTTGTAGGCGTACCCCTCCTGCCGGTGGGGGACCTCGAGATGGTTGAAGTAGCGCCCGATCTCGTTCTCGATGTGGAAGGCGTCGGGGTCGATCTGGCCGCCGGCCGCGCCCAACTCCTCGGCCTTCTCCACGAGCGCATCGGCACGGCGGGCCAGCACCTCGCGGCGCTCGTCACCGGCCGGGGGCAGGCTCTCCGTCCCGCCGCCTTCGCCCTGATGCGCCACCCGCGGCGTCTTGTCGGCCGCCATCACGCCACCTCGTTCTGCTGGGCTAGGGCCAGAGCCGCGTACTCCTTGTACCCGCCCTTGTACCCGAGCTTCTTGCACCACGCGTCCACGTCGCCCTTCTCACCGAGCGCCTTCATGTACTCCGTGCCGAACAGTTCCGCCGGGGCCGGCATCTCGTCTCGCCCGGAGGTCACTGTGCGGCCCCCGCGACCGGTCGTCACGCCAGGTTCCGGCTTGGGGGCGCTGGCCCGACGGATGGCCTGCTCCTCGCGCTCGGCCGCCAGCTCCTCGGCATGGCCACCGATGACGTAGCGGTAGGCGCCCTGGATGTGCTCAGTCGTCAGCACCGTGCCCTTGGGGTAGGTCGCGAGCACGTCCTTGATCTCCTTCTCGTACCGCTTGTAGTGCGGCATCATCGGCTTGCCGCGCAGGGCTTCCGGGGCGTCGTCCCCGTAGGTCATCCCCTGCGCCACGGCCATCGAGAGTGACCCGATCTGCTGCGAGCCGACCTGCTCCAGCCGGTCCAGCCGGGTCGACTCCAGATGCTTGGTCGCCCGTTCGGTGATGACCCGGGTCATCTTGGCCACGGACAACTCGCCACGGTCCACGGCCTCCTGCAACTGCTCGTCGGACCACGTGGTCATGTCGGTGGCCGCCGGCTGGGCCGGGGCGGCAGGGCGCTGGCTGGACTCGAGGATCTGCTGGAAGAGGCGCCGATCTTCCTCGCGAGCCGCTTGGTAGGCCGCCCGGTTCTCGGCGATGATGCGCTCGAAGTCGACCTTGCTGACGTACTCGGCCGTCGGCGTGGCCGGGGGCGTCGTCTCCGGGGTCGGCGTCTCAGGCGTTTCGGGTGTATCCGGCATGGGCAGCGTCCTCCGTGTCAGAGCGTTCCAAATCTCGTAGCAGGTTGGCAAGAACTTTCTTGCCCCCTAGCGCCTCTTTGGCGGCCTCCCATGAGGTCGCCCGGTCCTGAATCTGCTGCTGCTCGGCGATCCGGCGCTCCAGCATGTCCCGGTACTCGTCCTCGGTCTGGGACTGGCGCAGCGCCTCGATCCACTTGGGGATCATCCGGTGGTAATCCCGCTGGGCAGGGCCCCGGCTGAGGCCCCCGCGCCGGCCATCGGGGCGAACATCTGCATGAGCATCTGCATGCCCTGCTGGCCGGCCTGTCCTGCCTTGTCGAGCTCGGCGTTGACGTCCACGATGAACGCCTCCGGGTCCCGCACCTGATCGAAGGTCCGCAGGGTGCGGCCGATGATCGCCCCCGCCGCCTCGGCGATCTTCTTGGCCGCGTCCCTCACCGGCTCTGGCGTCTGCGGGTTACTGGCGATGGCGACCAGTTCCAACACCCGCTGGTAATACTGGCCAAGGATGTTGACCAGCAGGATCGAGTTCTGGCGCTCGACGTCCCGGTTGATCGTGGTCGAGGAGGCCGTCAATTCGATCGCGTAGTGGAGGTGAAAGTCCGGGTCCTTCAGCGTCTCAACGATCTCCATGCCCTTGCGCGGGCCGTGGATCTTTTCGATGTGCTCGGCGAGTCCCTTATCGCCCGCCAGCAGCCGCTCGGACTCCCGCAGGAGGCACTGCCGCACGGCCCCGGCACAGGCGAGCCGCACCCCGTCGAAGGCCGGCGTGAATCGCTTGTTGGCTTGGGAGAGCAGGCTGATGGCCGTGATCCCGGGCGTCCGCGGCATGGCCCCCCGTCCGGGCTGGGCGACCTCGTTGATCCCGACCCGCTCCTTCGAGAGTTGAATCGGGAAGCCCTGCATCATAATCATCGACGGGTAGACATCCGCCATCTGGACGGCCTGGAGGTCGTCGGGGTCGTTCATCGACTGATACTTCCCCGGCCAGATATGCATGCTCTCCGGCATGCTCGAATCTCGCCCTTTCCAGAACCGCGCGTTGGCAAGCAGCGCATTGGCCAGCGCGTAGGAGTGGACTTCGCTGGCTTCGTACTGGAACGGCGAGCACATGTCCATGACGCCGATGCCGTAGAAGAGGTGGCCGCGCAACTGGTAGCGCGCGGCCTCCCACGGGCGGCTGTCGTAGCCGTTGTACTCGACTTTCAGCAACGTGCGACTGGTCCGGTCCCACGTGACGATCAGATCCTCGGCAATGCCGTCCTCGTCGATGTCGTAGACGCACCAGATGCGCCAGATCTCGAAGAGCTCGGCCCACACGTTGCGCCACGTGCGCCCCAGCATCTCGCGCCGGTTGCGGACCCAGCCGATAGCCGCTGACGGGCTAACCATCGAGATGTCCCAGTCCTCGGCTCGCGCGTGATCCTTCAACTCGGATTCGGTGTACCACCACCGGCCCGCGCACCACTTGGCGGTCTGGAGGTCGCCGTAGGCGCCACCGGGGACGAAGAAGTCCTCGACGGGGAAGGGGCGGATGGCTGGTCCGCGGGAGGTCACGGTCTCCACGCGCGTCTTGCGGATCGACTCCACGAACGGGATGTGAAAGATCCCGGTCCCGAGCTTCACGTCGTCCAGGATGGTCTCGTCGGCCGCCGCCCGCAGGCCCCACTCGTTCGCCACCCCCCAGTTGATGTGTTCCTGGAGAGCTTCGGCCCGCATGCGGCGGTCGGGGAAGTCATCGGCGCTGACGGCACGGACGGTCAGGATCGGCTGGATATTGAAGATGAGGTCGATGATCTGCGCGTAGACGCTATCCGTGGCGATGGCGCCGAGTGGGACTTCGATGTTCGGCGCGTTCTCGATCGGCACGTTGCGGACCGGCGTGCGCGGCACCGCGTCGTACTGGCGCAGCACTTCGCGCCAGACGCCCTCTTGCGGGTTGCGGGCGCTGACCGCATCTTCCACTTCGCGGTCGAAGTAGGCCACCATCGCCGCCAGTCCCGCCTCGGTGTATTCGAGTTTCGGGACGGTGCGATGTTTGGCGACGAGTCTCACGCGCCCGCTTCCATGAAGAGCACGTCCGTCTCGACCGGCACGCTGATCTTCACGTTGTCCGAGGCCCCGGCATCAAGGGTGGCGTTGAAGATGAACACGAAGCCCCCCGCATTGACGGTCACGCCGGCATCCGTCTGCCCGTCGAATCGCGCGGTCAACGCATGGGCGAGCGGACGCAGGAGGACGACCTGGGCCGTGGGGATGCTGCCGATGGTGACGTAGGGGCCACCCGTGTTACTCGGCGCCACGTAGGTCAGCACAGCGTCCACGTCGAGCCGGGAGACGATGGGATCGCCCAGCGCCTCGCCGTCTTGCTTGAGGATCAGCGTGGCTTCGAGCGTCGGCATCCTACTTCCAGGGGTTCCCGGCCCCGCGTCGGTTCTGGCCCTGGATGTCGCGCTCGAGCCGGATCGGCGCGGTGGTCACCTTGATGGACTTCTTGTCCAGCGGCCACCGGTCGGGACTGACGGCGTGGGTGCGGGCCACGCGCTTGTAGGGCTTGCCGCTCGGTCCATTCGCCATTACCAGCCTCCTCGTGCGTAATTCGCCACGGCGAGAGTCGCGAAGGGATGCCAGCCGTGGCCCCAGCCGTTGAGCGTGACCAGCGTCACGTCGGCATCGTACAGCCTCACCTCGGCCGGGGGATACGCAAATCCCCACCCGGCGTCAGGATCGGCCACACGCGCCTGGACGATCCGTTCAGCCGCGTCGACCACCGGCAGGCCGTGGACCCCAGCGAAGGTGGCCCCGCCGTACTGGATCAGGCCATCCTCGGTGCCGTTGAGCATGACGAGCGGAGACTCTTGATGACTCGCGCAAAGAGCCGCCTCGCCGTCGCTGAGGGTCGCGGCCATCGCCACGAGCGCGATCTGTCCGGGGTTCGCATCGGGCTCGCAAGCCATCCGCAGAGCGATGAACGCGCCGCCTGAGTGTCCAGCCAGCACCGCCCTCGTCGGGTCAAGGGCGTACATCTGCGCCACGGTGTACAGGACGGCGTTGACGTAGGCCACGTCATCGTCGCAGAGGCCGAGCAGATCGCACGCTTCGGGCACGAGGTTCCACTGCGTGCCCGTGGCGTGCGGGTAGACGATCACGGTGTCGGGGCTCACCGACGATTCGACCGCCGAGATGGTGCGGATGTCGTTGGGGCCACTCGTCTCGTCTTGGCCGCCACCGTGGAGCATGACCACGAGCGGATGCGTCATGGCGGCGCTCGGGGCGCGCAGACGGAAGGATCGGCCCTCGAACTCGCGCGTGAACGTGCAGTGACGAAGCCCGTCGGGCTGGTCGGTACAGGACGTGTCGCAGCCGTACAGGGCGAGGAGCGCGGCGGCGAGGATGAGGGCCCGCCCCAGCGTCATCGGCGTTTGCGTCCGATGAACTCGTGCCACATGTCGCCGACCTGCGCCTTGATGACGCGGATTTCGCTCACGTTCTCGGCGTGCAGCCGATCCACCTTGGCGTCCATTTCGGCCGCCTTGGTGTCGACACACTTATCGAGATGATCGAGACGCCTATCGATAACTGCGGCGCGAGCGTTCTGGCGTCGCTCCAGGCGCTGGAAATACCCGAACACCACCCCGATGAAGAGCAAGAGGTTGATGATCGTCCCGAGGCTGAAGGTCGGATCGAATCGGAAGCCGTAGAATTCGTGCATCAGTTGGAGCAGTCCGTGCTCGTGCTACTGGCGTAGAGTTGGCCGGTCGAGGTGTCCACGCACACCACTTTCTTGCTGCCGGCCGACCCCGTGGTCTTGAGCGTCGTCATGGTGATCGCCCCCGACCCCGCAATCCGCATCTGCTCGGTCAGCGTGCCGTCCGTGGTGTTCACTCGGGTCGCCACGATGACGTCACCTGCCGTGTTGTTGGTGCCGTTGGCGAGCAACCCCTTGATGGCCGCGTAGAAGCCCTGACTGGCTCCGAACACGATCGCGCCGCCGTTGCCCGCGGACGCCCCCGAGTCTTGGAGCTTCCACGAGCCGCCCATGTTGCCCGAGGTGCTGAACGACGCCGAGGTCTGCCCCGCGCCCTGGAGGAGTCCGGTCACACCACCGAGCTGCCCCGTGGAGCGCGTCAGCTGGATCGTCGGGACGCTCGCATTGTTGCAGAACACTTGCGTGGATTGCACGTAACAGCCATTGGTCGACGTGCCCGCCGTCATGTCGCCGAACGTCACGCTGCTGGCGGTGCCGATGGATTGCGGGGTGGACAGCGTGATCGTGCCGCCGCCGACCGTCACCGTGACCTGATTGGCCGTGCCGGTCAGCGTGTTCTTGTCGAAGGTACCGGTGGCCGTGTTGCCGATGAGGAGTTGGCCGTTGGTGATCGACGAGTTGTTGTAAAGCGTCAGCTTGTTGCCGTCGGTGCGGATGCCCGAGGCCGGGGTCATCACGCCCGCGGCGGTCGCGTAGGTCAGGCGATTACCGGTGCCCGCCCAATTGGACGAGCCCACCTGACCGCTGGATGCCGTGACCTGAAACGTCGCCGACCCGCTGCCGATGGTCGCCAGTTGCGTCGGGTCCATGAAGGCGTAGGTCGTGCTGGTCCCCGATCGGATCTCGGCGGTCGTCTTGATCGTCCCCGCCGTGGAGTTGGCCGTGCCGACCCCGAGCGCGTTGACCTGAAGATTGGCCCCCGTGATCGCATCGGTGAGTACGCCGGCACTGGTCGCACCGAGCACGCGCGTCCCCGTCCCGGCCAGATTCGAGGTGCCGACCTGACCCGACGAGCGCACGACCTGGAAGGTCGCCACGCTGGCGTTGTTGCAATAGATCTGGTTCGGGTCCATGTAACAGCCGTTGGCGGCAGTCCCCGCGAGGACGGTGCCCGTGGTCCCGATCTGGCCCGTTGCGGCATTCAACTGGAAGGTGGCGACGCTCGCGGCGAGGCCGGCGATCTGCGTTTTGTCGGCGAACACGCCCGCGACGCCAGTTCCCACGCGCAGGGTGTCGGTCGTGGTGTCGTAGGTGAAGTCGCTGTCCGACGTGATCGCATTGCTCGCGGCCATCACGGGGATGCGCGTGGCGGTGATCGTGTTGAACGTGACCGTCCCCGCGTTCAGGCTGACAAGGCCCGACGACCCCGAGATGTCCGCACCCCACCCGCCGCGCGTCTTAGCCAGCGTGCTCAGCCACGTGATGGTGTGCGTGCTGCCCGACGAGACCATCGACACGTTCGTATCGTCCACAAAGGTCTGCGACGCGGCCGACAGGCCGTTGAGGTCGGTGATACCACCACCACCGCCGCCGCACGAGGCCGAGAACGACAGCGTGACGACGTGACTGCTGCCGGCGTCGCGGACCAAGCAATCGCCGTTGCCCCCCGACTCGTTCGGCAGGATCAGCGTGTAGGACGTCGTGATCGCGGAGACGGCTTTCAGCGTCACCGTATCCGTCCCGCCGCCCGTCTCGGTCAGGGCCAGCGAGAAGCCTCCGATCTGTCCGGTCGTGGTGACCATCTGGAACATCGCCGTCCCGCTGGCCTTACCGTAGATCTGGGTCGGCTCCATGAAGGTGCCGTCGGTCGAGGAGCCGGAGAGGATCTGGCCCGTGGTCGCGGTCAGCTTGAAGTTGTCGGTGCTGGACGCCGTGCCCTTGAGGACGGTGGACGTCATGGCGATGCCATCGGCGGCCGTGCCAGCCCGCACGGTGGCGCCCGTGATCGTGGTCGTGGCGGTCACCGTACTCGAGGACGTCACGGCGCCCGCGTTCCAGACCCCAGTCGTCACCGTGCCGGCGTTGCTCAGGACAAAGCGATTGCCGCTATTGCCAGAGAGCTTGATGGCGGTCGTCCAGGCTTCGGCATACGGCCCCGCCGGGAAGTCACCGGATTGCGTCGTGCCATAGTCCGCCGAGATGGACAGCGCCGTATCACCGGCCGTTCCGGTGTCTCCGAGGAATCCGTTGTGCCCGATGCCGAGCCCGATGGCGATCGGCGTGGCCCCGCTGCGCGCGTCGCCCGTGTTCACGCCGAGACCCTGGATCACGGGGATGCCGGCGTCGGCCGAGCTCGTGGCCACGGCGTCGATCAGCGCGCCCCAACCCCCCGAGGTGCCGTTGAAGGTCATGCGGACGCCCATCCCGGCGCGCTCGTTGCCGGGGGCCGCGGAGGCGGTCGAGTTGTCCTTGAACGAGACGAGGAATCCGGCCCCGGGGCCGATGAAGGCCGTCGTAGTCTGCATGTCGATCATGCGGCAGACCGAGGACACCCGTGTGTCGTTGAACACCTTGGCCGTCGGGTTGTCGATCGTGGTGGCGTCTGAGCAGAGGTCGTAGCCCGCGGAGGGGTAGAAGTTGAAGTTGGAGAAGCCGTAGGGCACGACCACCGGATTCGTCTTGCGCGATCCGCTGACGGTTGGGGCGATCTTGGCCAGAATCTGCGTGGTGGCCTGCGGGGCCGAGATCGTCTCCAAGACGTGCAGGAAGGCCGTGGGGGTACCGCCGATGCCGAGGCGCTTGTTGGTGTTGTCCCAGTTGCACGCCGAGTCGGACGACAGCGCGGACGCGCCCGTCCAGAACGCACACCGCGTGGCCGCCCCGCTGCCCGTCAGCGCAGCCGGGATAGCGACGTTGGATGCCGCCGTGATCCGACCTTTCGCGTCTACCGTGATCTGCGCGACGTGCGAGGCATCACCGTACGTGTCGGCGGTCACGCCGCTTGCCGCGAGGGTGGTGGCCAGCGAGCCGCCCGGCGTCGTGACGTCGCCCGTGAGGATCGGGAAGCGCGCGGCGAGGAGCGTGCCCGACCAGCCGGCGGTCAGCGCGTTGCCGACCATCGTCAGCGTGACGTTGCTATCACTGGTCAGCGTGATCGCGCCCGCCGCGCCCCCGAACGTGGTCACCCCGCCGCCACTGCCGAGACACGCGGCGTACGACCCGCCGTTGATCGAGCACATGAGCAGGTGCGTGCCGCTGTCGACATAGATCCGAGCGATACCTGACGAGGAGAGCGGCTGTCCGGTGGACTCCGTGATGAGTAGCTGCTCGATGGTGGCGGTCGGGCCCATGAGGGCCTTGAGAGCCTGCTGCTCCTTGACCGACAGCACGACCTGCTGCGCGTCAGCGGAGGAACACGTGCCGCCAATGACCGCGAGGCAGAGCGCGAGCCAGAGGACGACGAATGATCGGTGCTTTGTCACCGATTCCTCCGGCTGAGCACCGCCGTGACATTCACGCCCGCCCCCGACGCGACGTGCTGGATGGTGTCGTTCGCGGGGACGGCGGCGCCCCCGCTCACAGGGATGCCGGGGCCGAACTCGTAGGTCAGCGTGTCGTTCGGGGCGATGTTCACTCCTGGGATGACCTGATTCGTGGCTCCGGCCGTGTCACCCGACGCGACGACATGCGCGGTATAGGTCCGGGCGCTCGCCGTCGTGTTGCTGAGCACCATGGCCTTGAGCAGTAGCGGCTCGGCCACGGTCAGGAGCGTGCCGATAATCGTGGGCGCTTCTTGGGGGCCGATCCGGCCGTCCTGCTGGTTACCGAGGAGAAAGTACGCCACGCGCGCCTCCTGAGGTCAGCGGGACCGCATCGGCCATCAGTCGCACCACGCCCTGCGCGATCGTGCGCCCGGATTCGACCAGCCGTTGTGACGCTTGCTGCACGGTCGCCTGGCTCCGCACGGACTCCAGCACGATCTCGTGCCCCATGACGTACTGGAACGCGAAGAGACAGCCCGACAGCGGTTCCGAGAGCCCGGTGTCGTTGCGGACCACCTCGTCCACCCAGAACGCGCAGCCGTGCTTGCCCTTGCGCTGGCCGGGACACATCCGGGCGCGGAGCGGGCACTCGCAGCCCTCGGTGTTGACGATGCGGGCGATCCAGAATTTGTCGGCCATCAGTCTTTGGTACAGACGATGACGTCGCGGTGCAGAGGCCGCCACGTGCCATCGCTCGACGCGGCCGGCGCTTGCGCGTCCGTGTTCGCGGTATCCGGGCCAGCCGACATGAGGATGTTGCCGGAAAACTCCGCGTCGATCGCCCCACCACGATCGAGCGTCGCGACACCGCCGGTCCCGAACGGCCACGAAGCCGCCTTGGCGATGCCGCCCTGGGTCACGCCGTCGCTGCCCGAGACCGGCACGCCGTGGTGGTGATCGGACATGGAGTGCGCGTGGGGGACCATGCTGAGGCCGGTGATCGTCCATGATCCGCCATCGGCCCTCGCGCCGGTGACCAGACGGAGCACGCGGTCGTCGAGGCTAGCCGTCGTGTCACGGGTCCAGCCCGTCGGCGCGGCATCTTGATCGAACAGCATGCGCGTGCCAGCAGCGAACAGGCCGGCCGAGATGTCGGACAGCATGGCGAACGTGCCGTCCTTGTCGGGAAACACCTGATAGCGCGGCGCCGTGATGAGACTGAGGTCCCAGCCGACCGACACGTCGGGGAAGGCCATGCCGAGCAGGACCGTCCACACGGGCGCGTCGTTCGTGCCGTCGTTGCGATGGACCTGGAGCAGCCCCGAGTTTTCGAGGATCTTGTAGTCCTCGCCGGAGGCTTCCGTCCCCGCAAGACGGACGTACGGTTGGCCCGTCTCGTTGTACAGCGGCGAGAGCTCGCGCACATCGGCGACGGCGGTGATCGCCCCGCCGGCCGTGGTCACGGTCATCAGGCGCACGCACGAGGCCGGCAGCGTGGGGGCCGCGCCCCCAACGGCCGTGAGGTAGTGCGTCCCGGGCACGCGGATGTACGAGCCCTCGTTGCCCGTGGTGTCGCTGTGCGCGATGACGTGCGTGGTCGAAGCGTCCGCGTAGGTGATCGCGCCGGTCTCGGTCGTGTAAAGGCCGCCGGGGTAGGCAGTGAGCGGGGTCGGCGTGGCGGTCAGCCCAGCGACGGCACCGTGGATGCCTCCGCTGACCACATAGCCCCGGAACTGCTGGACGAAGCGGTCCGCGTCCTCGTTCTGGAGGAACGCGCGCAGGACTTCGAGGAAGGTACTCCCGGCCGTCGGGAGTGGATTGATCGTCTCCTCAGACACCGTGGCGCTCCTTGAGGTGACTGGTCAACTCACGGGTCGCCTGACGCATGGAGTTAGCTTCGGCGGGCTCACGATAGACAAATCGCATCCATCCGCAGTCGTCGCAGACGACCTTCCCGATCACGCCGAGTGAGGCCAGATGTTCCTCGATCGTCTGACTCATGCGCTTACCGCCACGGGCGATGGGACGGCCCGACGATCACGGGTCGACGGCCTCAGATCTTCGGCGGGGTAGACTTGATACCCCCACGCTTCCAGCGCCATGAGGTCCATCGACGCGCGCTCGCCGATGTCGCGCCGGTAGGCCAACTCACTGGCCGCGCTGATGCGGGGGATCTCGCGCCCATAGATGCGCGAGCGCACCTCGTCCAGCGTGGACCCGGCATCCGTGGCCTCAAATACACCGATGAACCCCGATTCAGCGCCCGCTCCCGTTGAGCGAAGGACGCCCTTGTCCAGCCACACGTTCTTGGGCTGGATGTGGCGCACGGCATGGTACGGGGCGGTCAGCGGGACGTCGGCCGCATCGGGTATCGACACCATGACCGACCCCATGAACGGGTGCCGGAAGTCTGGCAGACGGTCGGCTTCGCCATGGCCGAGGGCCACGAAGAACTCCCCGAGGTTACCGGTGATCCCGGCCATGAGCGCGTTGAAGGCCGACCAGCCGAGCCGCGGCGTGAACTCCAGGAAATGCGGCCGGTGCGTCTCGTAATCGATGATCGCGTTCACGTCGATGGGGCCGACGTACTTGACGTCCTCCAGCCACGGGGTCAGGCCCTTCAGCGTCTCCCGCCAGAGACGAGGCTCGGCGTCGGGCCAGGTCCAGACGATGGAGCCGGCGCAGCCGACCATCGGGCCGAGGTCGCCCTCCTGCTGGTGCTTGCGCTCGAGTGTCGAGTTGACGGGCCGGAGCCACCCGCGCCGGTAATCGAACCACCCTTCGGTGGACACTTCGACGCCCGACACTCGCGCCTGCAAGATGAACGTATCCGCGCCCCGCCCGGCCTCGTAGGCGAGCACCTGGCGCAGATGTTCACCGTCCGTGGTGACATGCGTGGTAGACGTCTCGACCTTCGGGCCCCCGTCCGCCTTGACGACCCACCGTTCGTCTGGGTGGGCGTCGGCGAAATTGAGCGCGGCCCGCACGGTGCCGAATCGCTTGGTCAGAGGAACCACGCCGACGCCGTACTTGCCGGCGATCTTGGCCGCCTCGACGCGGTCGCTTTCGAGGGCCAGCGAGTCGGGGGTAGCGCCCCACGCGGCGATGCCAGCCCGCTTGGCCGCATGCGTCGCCTGCGGCGTCTGGTAGGCGACCACGACATCCGGGGACCAGCCGATCAGATCGTCCAAGGACTCGACCTTGCCGACCATCCCGCGGCCGATCTTCTGGATCATGTCGTCCTGGTCCTTGAGCCAGTAGCGGACCTGATGGCCTTCCTGCGCCACGCGCCAGACGGCGGGGAAGAGGTCGCCCTCCAGATCGGCGAAGGCGAGCTTCACGCGCCGACCTTTTTCTCTAGGATCGTCACCCGCTCGTCCAGCTTGGCGAGCAGATCCTTGAACGTCGAGAGATCACCCTGTAGGCCGGCCACGGTGTCCGTGAGCGACGTCACAGCCGCCGCGAGCGCATCGACCTGCGGCGGAAGCCAGTTCTTCGTGCATTGGTCGGAGGCGATCACTTGTGCCTCGGCGGCCCCGGACGATGGCCCGGCTTCTTCTTCGGTTTCACTTCTTCTTCTCCTCCGGCTTCGGCGTGGCCTTCGCCAGATCGGCCTTGAGCTTGGCGATCTCGCGGTCCTTGTCCTCGATCTGCGCCGCCTGGGAGGCGACGCGCACCTCCAACTGGCGCCGGTGCTGGTCAAGGTCCTGGTCGTGCTTGAGGACGATCTTGAGCTGATCGTCGCAGGACGCGGCGGGCGTGGACCCCTGCGCGGATGCGGACACGACGATGGCCAGCGTGATGAGCAGCGCGGCGACCAAGCGGAACATGTGCGGTCCTTTCATGGCCGGAGCCCGTAGACGGTGACGGCGTCGGTGCCGCCGAAGTAGACGCGCCCGTTCCACACGATCGGCGTGGCCCACTTCATCCGTCCTGGCGCTTGATCGCCGGGCCGTTGGTTGCTCGCCCACAGATTCGTCAGGTCGTCGGCGCGGAGCGCGTACAGCGCAGCGGGACCGGCCGCCGTGTGAAAGCCGCCGTTGTTGGCGAGCCAGAGGATTCCATCGGTGTCGCCGTTGGCGGAGATCCAAGGCGCGCCACGGCTGAATCCGCCCGCGTAGGTGTGGGAGGGCGTGGTCGCGTAGGCCCCGCCCGAGTACGGATAGCGCCGCACCGCGCCCGAGTCGTTGAGGAACAGCGCGCCGTTGAAATAGGCGAGTGGCGAGAACACCGCCACGCCGTTGGCCCACTTCTGCAGGATCTGCGTGTCGTTGTTCACGAGGTGCCCGAGGTTCGATGGGTCGAGCACGTAGAGCACGCCCGTCCCGGCCTCGTTCTCGACGCCGGTGCCCTTCGAGCCGAGGATCACCTGGCCCGACCGCAGAAGCACGCCGCCACTGCCGAGGTCGCGATCGGCCGCCGAGAGATCGGACCAGTTGTAGGGCGTGAACCAGTCGAGCACGGCGCCGTCGGTGTCGAGCTTGACGGCCGACATGCCGTAGTTCTTGCCGGCCGAGTCCGCGTTGAAGTCGCCGTTGCCGGTCGTGACGTAGAGCTTGCCGTCGCCGTCAGCCACGAGGCCGCCGGGGTTCCAGACGCCGCCCTGCGCGCCGTCGGGCGTGGAGGCCCACACCATCGTCGGCGAGAGATCGTCGGCGCTGAAGCCCATGACCCAGCCGTGATAGTTGCCGGCGTCGCATAGCGAGCCCCACGCGGCATATACGACACCGCCCGACAGGACCAGCGAAACGCGGTTGACTTCGAGCGTCGGATCGAAGGTCAGGGTGCCGCCGCTGCTCCCGGCACCGGATCCCGACACGCTGCCCGTGATGACGTGGCTGGCGAGGATCTCGCCCGTCGCCCCGTTGATCTTGTGCAGGGTGTCCTTCGTGGTCCCGTGGTCATTGGTTCTCGCGATCAGATAGAGCGTGGCCGTCCCGTCGCCCAGCGCGATGACCGGCGTGCCGAGGACGCCCAGGTAGGTCGAAAGGTAATCGGTGCAGTTGAAGTCCACGCCGCCGTTCTGCCAGGGCGCGATCCCCGAGCCGAGTAGGCTGATCTGCCAGATGGCCGAGCCCGTGTCGGCATCGAACGCCGTGATCTGGTCCTTCGACGTGGCGACGTAGAGCACGCGGCGCAGCGTGCCGTCGATCGACAGGCCCTCCACGATGAGCGGCTGCGCGTACACGTCGCCGTCCACCGTCAGCGTGCGGAGCTTGCCAAAGTGATCAACGGTCACGGTACCAGAGGTGAGGATCGTCTCGGTGTCGGTCACGCCGGTTCTCGCGTTGTCACCGTGGTAGGTAGTGATCCCACGTAGCGGCAACGAGGGAGCCGGCGGCGCTGGCGCCCCGCCAGCCACACAGTCCGGTCACGGGTTGCCCGTCAGGGACGTGAAGATCTGGGTCGCTGCCGTCGCTGAGGCATCTCCGTACCAAGTGGCCGTCGGCGAACTGGAGCCCAAGACGGCCCCGTAGAGCGATCCGGTGTGGTGCCCCTCGGCCACTGCCACGGGAGCCGTGAAGGCAAAGGACGTGTACGCGCTGGTCGCGAACGAAAACGACTCGAAGTCAAAAGCGCCGACCGTGCCGTCGATCGCGAAGATCGAGGACGAGGCCTTGGAGGTCGCGCTGACTTTGGTGGCCCCGGCGATCGTGTAGTTGAGGCGGTCGTTGGCCCAGTTCACCCACTCAACGGCGATCTCCGAGTTGATCTCCACGGGCGTCGCCGAGGTCGTGGTCCGCTCGGCGGTGAAGCGATTGGTGGTCGTCTTGGTCGCGTCGCGCGAGAACCAGCTCCGCACGTTCCGCTTGGTGGCCGAGTCGTTGAAGTGCGTCGAGCCGTCGGTGAACACGAGCCCCACCAGGGTCTGCGTGGCGTCGCCGCTCTTGGTCTGCACGCCGTAGGTCGTGTCGACCGCGTAGGCCGTGGCCGAGAGGGCCAGGACCGTCGAGCCCGAGGAATCCTGCGCGTAGACGTAGTAGAGCGTCGAGGTCGAGAGCCCCGTGGTGTCGACGGACACGGCCGCGGTGATCGCCCGCGTGGTCCACGTGCCCGAGACCTTGAGGGGGATGACGCCGATGCCAAGCTGCACGTGCGTGGAGTCGACGTAGGAGAGCTGCGCCGATCCGTAGCCGATGCCGGCGCCGGCCGCCCCTGCGGCGCCTGTCGGCCCGGTCGGTCCCGTCGCGCCAGTCGCGCCCGTTGGCCCCGTGGCCCCCGTGGGGCCGGTGGGTCCTGTCGGGCCAGTGGTGCCGGCAACCGAGCCAAATGAGAGCACCCCCGATCCGTTGGTCACGATCGCCTGATTCGGCGTGCCGTCCGAGGTCGGCCACGTCCAGTGCGGCGTGCCGCCGGCCCCGTAGATGTTCGTGATGACGCAGCAGGACGAGGGGAAGAGGAGCAGCGCCTCGATCGCGCGCTCGGCGGCCGAGGAATAGATCCACGACTGGCCGGCGGCGAACGGGACCGAGGCGACGACGCACAGCAGCACCGCCAGGAGCGCGAGCCATCGGCGCACGGCTTACCGCTCCCGGGCGAGACAGACGAGGGTGACGGTGGTCGCCTTCGACGCCAACTCCGTGAGCTTGATCTTGAAGTACGGCGCCAGCGGCGCGGGCATCGGCACGACATTCTCCCCCGACGGCGACCCGGAGTAGGACGTGGCGGTCGAAGCCACCAGGGAGATCACCGAACTGTAGGTCGAGTCGTCCTCCGAGACCAGATACTCGATCTTGACGTCGGGATTGCCGGCGCTCACGGTCAGCTTGAACATCAGCGACTCGATGCGCGAGAAGCTCCGGTTGTTGATGGCGGCGGAGGTCAGCGTGCCCCCGGAGGTGAGCGCGGAGGCCGACCAGAGCGGCATCCTGACGAGCAGGTCCGTGGACACGATGGCCCTCCTACTTGGCGCGCGGCTTCTTCTTGATCTTGGACACCGCCGTCAGGCCGATGCGGCCCTGCTTCTGCGTGTTGATCTCGCGGCCCTTTGGCTTCACTTCGCCCCCATGCCGGTGCCCTTGGTCGCGCGGTTGATCCCGCCCGACTGCTGGGGGTTGTGCTTCACCGACCGCACCGGGCCCGAGAGCATCGGGACCTTGGAGCCCGATTTGCCCTGATAATAGTTGTTTCGTTCCTTGGACTTGATGTTGACGGCCTTGCGTCCACCTTCGCCCGAACCCATGTAGGCCATAGCGTCCTCCGTGTACGTGTGGGACTGCTCGCGCCGTCAGTCTGCGGTCGAACCCGTCACGCTGGCAAGAGAAATCACGCGCCCCGCGCCACCGCGTCGATGTAGTAGCCGGGGGCGTTCGTCTCCCGCAGGTACGCGAGCCGCGCCTCCCGGTCGGCGTCCTCCATGCGCTTGGGGTTGACGGGTTTCAGCAGCGCAATGGCCTGCGAGAGCGCGTCCACCAAGTCCTTGGTCAACCCGTGGGGAAAGGCTTCGAGCTCCTGATGCAGGTCGCGCTGGTCGGCCAGGAGGAAGAGGCGCCCCATCGCAATCACCGGTTGCAGGATGGCCCGGATGCGGCTGTCCTTGTCCACCGTCGTCGGCATGCCGATGGGTTGCAGCGGCAGGCGTTCGGCCTTCTGCTTGGCCTCCCGGGTCAACGCATCGGCGTAGAGCGACTGCATGGCCGAGGCGTCGATGCCGATGATCCGGGGGTGCCACTGCTGGTTCAGCGCGAAGATCCGATCGGTGTGCGTGGTCGTCGGGATGCGGCCGGCCCACGCATGCAGGACGAAGATCCGGCCGAGGTCATCACGACCCACGACCAGATCGGCCGATCTCGAGGCGTTGCGCTTCAGCGCGGCCGACTTGCGCCCGGAGGCCGGGTCGATGAACGCCACGATGTCGACGAGGCCGCTAAGCATCGGCGGGCGAGGACTTGATCCGTGGGGTGTAGCGCCGGGCTTGGCTGGGGGCCTCGATCGGGCTGCCCCGCCGTCGCATGCCGCTTGAGGACTCCCAGCGCATCTGGATCAGCGTCCGGTCTGGATGATAGGACACCCGCCCACAGTTGACGCATCGCGTGGCCCCAGGCTCTTCGGCCAGCAGCCCATTGCAGCGGCCACACCGCCTAGGCGGGCTGGCGAGCACCGACCGACAGGTACAGCGCTTCCCGGTCGCATTGCCGGCAGTGCCACGTCCCGTCCTCGGCCTGGATCATCTTGCCCCGGCACCAGGCGTTCGGGCAGAGCCGCCGCGGGGTCATCCCTGGCGCAACCGGTGGGACGGCGCGTACATCCGGGGGTGCGTGTAGTCGCGCGGGCCAGCCATGGCGGGCTCGGGCTCGGCGGGGCCGTTGGCGCGGTCGGTCAGCATGGTATCGCGCGCATCCTCGTCGAACACGATACGCCCGCCGACCAGCCGGTAGGTCCGCACGTCGTGCATGTCGAAGTCAGTCAGCGCCGCGTCGATCGCGGTGTTGAGGTAGAGCAGCGGGAAGCGGACGCCGAACTCCTTGCGGAGTCGGTCGAGTGTGGCCAGGGTGAAGCGTTCGGGGTAGATCGGCTGCCCGTCCTCGATCGCCGAGCGGATGTGCCACGCGACCGACGGGTCCTCTTCCTGGATGTACCGGTAGAGGTCGTACGCGGCCCAGCGCGTGCCGTCGATGATCTCGATGGCCTCCGGCCGGTTGATGAGCGCGCGGCTGATGGTGTGCCACGAGATCGCGGCCTGCATCACGGTGGGGGAGTCAGCGGCCTTCTCCGAGATCAGGTCGTCCTTGAGCAACACCATCGGATGCGCGCCGGTGATCGCGCCGTCCACACCGATGACCCGCACCGAGGGGTCCGGGTACTCGGTCGGGCGCGGGACGATCATCTCCATGTCGTTCCAGCGTTTCGACTCCTGCTTGGGCTTGTCCCAGCAGACGTTGGGCCAGAGCGCGCGCAGCCGCGCGTTGCCCTCGAAGGCCGTCTCGATCACCCGCAGGTGGTCGGCGCCGCGCGCGGCCGTCTCGCAGGCCAGGACCACGGTCGTGTCGGCGCCGGTCTGGCCTGGGAAGTAGAGATTCGTCGCCGCCGGCTGGATCAGCATGTGGATCGGCAGGGCGTGGGCGACGATGCTGGTCTTGGCGTGCTCTCTCGGAAGCAGCAGTCCCTTACGGCGGCCCGTCGAGAAATCGGTCAGCCAGCGGCAGATCGGCTCGTGCAGCGTGCGCGTCAGGTAGGTCCGGCCGAGCACGCCGACGGCGAAGGTGAAAAGCGACGACTCGGCGGCCTGTTTGAACTTCTGGATGAACTCGCCGCCCTGGGTGGCGCCGGCTTGGCGCACCCTGCCGGTGGACTTTTCGACGATGATCTCTTCGTGCAGATCGGGGGTGGGAGGCGTGGGCGCGGCCCGTCTCACAACGGGCCTTCGTACTGCACGTGAGCGTGTTCGGCGTCCGTGCCCACGTTCTCGTGGATCACGCGGTAGGCGGGCCCGAGGGCCTGTACGAGCTTGTCGACGGCCAACGCGCGCGCGTTGCCGACTGGACGGTCATTCAGTCGAAGATCGACCGCGCGCCCGGTGTAGTGCGGGTCCTTGTCCTCCCCGGCAATCGCGTGGCCCTTGTGCTCGGAGTCGTTGCAGGACGTCACGACGACTTGGCCCCACACGCTGTCGGCGATCTGCACGGCGATCCACGTCTGGAGCTTCAGGAGCCCGAGCCCGACGCCGGCCTTGAGGGCGATCACCGCGCCAACTCTCGGGTATGACAGGCGGCAGCAATCCGCTTCCACCGCTCGACCATCGCCACGTAGTGAAACCCGCGCGAGGTGTCGGGCGGATCGAAGAACAGCACGTAGGCGTGGCGCGGCGTCAGTTTGCCAAGCTCGCCCCCGACCGTCAGGTACTCCCCGAGGTCGCAGGACACGCGGGGGCATTCGCCGCGACAGGCGCCGGCCTGAGGCGTCAGCGTCAGCAGGAGCGCGGCGACCATCGCGGCGGAGGTCACAGAGAGGCGAGGCTGTGTTGCGACACCGTCGCCGCGGATCGCCCGATGTCGTCATACACAACAAAGCCGGGACGCCAGCATGACCAGTCGATGTCGAACATGTCGGACGCTGGCACCTCCACCGGCAACCGCTCCAGCACCGCCGTGATCGCGGGGTGCGGGAACATCACTCGCCCCCCATCGCTGCGCGCATCCCCTCCAGATCCTCCTTCGCCAACACGATCCGGTGCGTCACCTCCACCGCCTCCCGCTTGACCTGCAACGCCGGGTTCAACTCCAAGAGATCCTTCGCCGCCGCCCGCTGCAACTTCCGGTCGTCCACGTCCTCGTCCACCCGGTCCCGCAACCGCACCAACACGTCCAGCGACGGCATCGTCTCCTTGCCGATCTTCGCCGCCCAGTCCTCGGCCAGCGACCGCCGCAGATGCCCCTGCATCTCCCGCACGGCCAGCCGCCCATGCTGCCGCAGAATGGCCACCGTCTTGACCGACAGCTTGGTTTTCTCCGCGACCTCCGCGTCCGTCCACCCCGCGGCCAGCAGCATGTACACCACCTGCTCCCGGTGCTTCTGCTTCGGGACCCGGATTGCCGTCGTCCCCTTGTGCCGGGCCGCCAGGGGTTTGCTCATGCCACGCTCAATGGCTTCCGACCCCGGCTCCCCGGCCTCCACGCTTGGTGCCCCTTGGCCTTGCGATCACGTTTCGCCGCCGCCTCGAGATGCCACGCGCACTGCGACTTGCTCCCTCGGGCCACCGGAGAGGTGCAGAACACGCACAGCCCCTTCGCCCGCTGCTCCGTCCTCCATCTCTGGAACCGATTCATCTCGCGCGCATTCTTACAACCCCGTGGTGTGGGTTGTCAAGGCTTTCGTGG